AGGGGGATAAGCCATGAGTGAGCAGATTGCGGATTTAGCAGAAGTTGAAACCGAACAGCAGAATTTAGAGCCGACAACTCAAGATGATGCCTCGTTGACTGCCAACGAAACTGGAGACAACCAGCCTGAAAAAATCACGTTCAGCCCAGAGCAGCAGAAGCTAGTTCAAGATATTGCCGCCAAAAAAGCCTTTGAGGTTCGAGAGCAAAAGCGAGCTAACGAGGAATTAAGGCGACAGCTTGAGCAGTTGAAAGCAGCGCAACCAGCTGAGCAAGCGCCAGTAATCCCGGCTATGCCAGACCCATACTCTGATAATTACGAGCAGGAGATTGCGGAAAGGGATAAGGCGATATTAGCCAAGGCTCAATATGATGCTAGAGCAGAGTTTCAAGCGCAACAAGCCCAGCTTCAAACGCAAGAAAACCAGCGACTAGAACAAGAGAAATTGAATAAGGCAGTACAAGATTATTCAGGCCGAGCAAATAAATTAGGCATTAATCAGGCAGATTTAGCAACCGCAGGACAGATAGTTGCAGCGTACGGGATAAACGACCACGTGACTCAGCATATTTTAGCTGACGAAAATGGGCCACTAATCACCAAGTACCTATCTGCTAACCCGCAAGCTATGGAGTCATTGCAAGCTTTGCCACCGATAAACGCCGGTATATTTCTCGAAACTCAAATTAAGCCAGAAGCTATTAAATTAAAACCTAAAACTTCGTCGGCCCCTGACCCAATCGAAACGCTTAACGGCGCGGGAGTGAATGCGGATGCTAATAATTATCCGTATATAGGGGGTGGCACTTTTGAATAATTTGGAGATACAAACTCATGGCTAACAATTTTGATAGCAATTTTACCCGAAAACTAATGATGAAAGTAGCGGACAGATTCGAGGCTAATCGGATGATGTCTAAGCAGGTGGATTCACAGACCTTTAAAGGGGCTTTTAACCCTAACACTGGCGACACTATCGACATTAAACGCCCTACGGATTATAAAACTACCCGTACTGCGGACGGTGATATTAGCGCCTCAACTGCCCAGTCAATCATCACAGGCAAGGCATCGGCTAAGGTTCAAGATTACATTACAGTAGAAGTAGACTATCAAGAGGCCGATGAGGCTTTGAAGATGGGTACTGACAAAGACCGCTTTTTTGATGACATTGCAAACCGTATAGCTATTGATTTAGAGCTGGATTTCGCAGACTTTGCTATGAAGAATGCAGCATTGCATACCGGCACAGTTGGCAATGGTGTTAACTCATGGTCAGAGATTGCCGAGGCTGGCGCGTTAATGCAGTCTACCGGCGTTCCCATGAATAAAAAATGGTGCTACTTTTTAAACCCTTACTCTCAGGTTGCTATTGCTAATGAGCAGCGCTCTCTAGGTGTTAATCCAGAAGTGGGCGATGCTACCTCTAAGGCTCTAGTGTCTCAAAACTTCGCGGGCTTTAATGTTTACACGGCGACCACGTTACCGAGCTATTTGACTGGTAGCGGTGCTGATAGAGCGGGAACAGTGGCCGCAAACCCTAATGTTACCTATGTGACAGCAAAAGACACGATGACACAGCAGATAGCGATATCTGGCTTTCAAGCTAACTTGGCTATCAAGGCAGGCGAGCGTGTAACAATTTGTGTTCACAGGCACAGTAGCAAGTGATGTAACCTTAGATGGTTCTGGCGCTGGTACAATCACTATTAGCGGCCCTGCAATCTTTGAGGCTTCGGGCGCTTACAATACTACTGATTCAGCGGTGGTTTCTGGTGACGTTATCACCCTGGGCGGCTCTGAGGATACCGTTTGTCAGCCTAACTTGTTCTGGCATCCAGACGCTTTCACTATCGCTTATGTGGACATGAAAAAGCTACAAGACACAGATACATTGTATCGAGGTAGAGACGGTCTAGTAATGCGCTGCTCTAAAGACTCAGACGTTCGAGCTAATAAGCAGATTGTTCGTTTTGACTTGCGCCCAGCTTACGGAACATCTAACCCGTTCTTTGCTGGCCAAGGGTTTGGCGCTGCTTAATAGAGGTGCTATAATTCAAGGGGCTTAGCGGCCCCTTTTTTTTAATAGGCTAATTATGAAAGAGTTTATAACTTTTGTGAGACCTTCGGGTAGCGAAATAGAAATTGCGAATTATCCTCAAAATATAGAATCTGCCAAAGCTTTAGGGTGGAAGCGAAAAAGAAGCCCCAATAAGAAAAAAGACAGCGAGAAGCTAGGGGGTGAAAATGGCTACAGCCGCTCAAGTTGTTAAAGCTTCACTTCAAAGAATTTTAGTCCAAGGCTCAGAGTCGGATTTGCAGCCCGACGAATATCAGGACGCCATATTCTCAATGAATAATTTTATGCTGGCATTGGACGCTGATGGTGTATCTTTAGGCTATACAGAGGTCAGTGATTTAGGCGACGATGTCACTATTCCGCCCGGCGCATTGAGAGGGTTAATTGCTAACCTTGCGATAGAAGTTGCTCCAGACTATAACGGGGTTGTGACTCCAGCACTACAAAGAGCTGCGGTTGATGGCTTAAAGGTTATGCAAAAGCTAGGCGTTGGCAAGCCTGCCACTAGACTCCCCTGCACTCTCCCTATCGGATCAGGCAACGAGGCAGACTACTATACTACTTCTCATTTTTATGATTGCAATGAGGATGACATTTTAGCAGAAACAACGGGTAGCATTGGCTTAGAGTCAAACACGAATCAAGCGGCGGGTGATTAGAATGACGTATAATAATAGTAGGGGAAGGAAAAAGAGCAACTTCCCTGCTTCGGCTACGGTTTTAGCCGGGGCTAGCTTAGACTTTTTCTCTCAAGGCGTTAATTATAAAATTAGTTATAACGATTTTATTTCTGGCTTAGGCGTTACCGGATCGCTTGTCCAAGAGGGTAATATTCTAGGTACGCCAATACTTGATGTTCAAGGAACTGTAAATAATATTCGTAATTTGGAAAACGGATCGGGTGTTAAAGCGTCGATTAGCCCTGAAAATGGAGTGACGATAGAGCATAATTTTACTGCTGATCAATCAGGCTTGCCAGTTATGGCGAATGAGACGCTACCCAGTCCGGTTATAAGAAGTCTTATTGCAGGCTCGGGCATTACAATCACAAAGGACGCGACACAAGAGGCGCTTATAATAGCCGAAGGTAATCCGGTTGCTACTAAAACAGTCAATATAAACACAATTTCAGATTTTCCAGAGCCTATAGCTGGAGTTATTTTTTTAGAAGAAGAAAAGGATTATTTCATTACCAATGATATTGTGACCTCAAATAGATTTGTGATGAACAACGCGACACAAGTTAGAAGCGTTGGTACGGAGACAATATCCTTAGAGTATACAGGCCCGGACACAATGTTTACAGGCGTTGATGCTTCGGTGAGAATTGCCGACATAGCCTTGTCATGTCCGAACGGTACGCTGCTAAATTTTTCTAACAGTGTTGGCAATGAGAAAACCAATAATGTTTTTCTTGATACCGTTACAATTGAGGATTGCGACAAGGCAGGAGTTCTTGACTCTCTTTTTGCTTTATACATCCATGCCTCTGAATTTAGCAAAGTTCGCACAACAGGCTTTGAGTTTCTTGGGGCGGCTCAAGGTTTTGGTTATATTGATGTCCAATGGGTAGACCACATTATTGATGCTGGTGCCATGTATGATTTAGGCACAACTGTTTTTGACGGCATTAGCATAAATAATCACATTAACACTTTGAACGGATTTTCCACTTTTATACAGGGTGCGGCCAGTAGCGCTAATATTGGCGCGGGCGGCATTGGTACTATAACATTAGGCCGATTTAATGGGCCGGGCTTGCCACTTGGCACGATTAGCGAAACCGACAGCGGTTGGGATATGAAGCTTAACGAGGGGATAGCTGATACTCGCCCGGATGCTTTGTTGACGCTCAGAGGCAACACAGATCAAACGTCTATAGCAGCTAACACACCTACCAAAGTAACCGGAACGTGGGTTATACAAAGGGCAGCACAGTTTAGCGCTAACGCGACGGGGACGGCGCAATATTTAGCTTCAAAACCATCGGGCGGCATACCCATAACAATAGCGGGTACGCTAAGAATTGCGACGGGTACTAATGACGATGTGGTTGTTTATTTAGCGATAAATGGGTCGGTTATTTCCGCATCGGGTTCGCCGGTTGATACTCCTAGTAGCTCGCCGGGAGTCACTTTTTCCACTGTGATTTGGCAAGAAGAACTGCAGAGCGGTGATACTGTCGAGATGTGGGTGGAAAACCAAACCGATTCTACGAACATTATTGTTGAAAACGCCACAATCAGGATTAATTAATGCCTGTTACCACGTTACCCATAGCGAACGGTTTTTATTTATCGGAAAGCCTGCCTATATCGGCTCAAGAGTGTACTAATTGGTATCCTAACATCGTGCAAACTCAGGGTCTAAATAATGAAACGCTTCTAGGCACTCCGGGATTAAAACAGCTAGCTATTAGCGGGGATTTGAACCAAGTCAACAGGGGCGCTCAAACAATGGCGGGCATTCCCTACTTTGTCAACGGAAATACACTTTACCGGCTTAATAAAACTTCGTCTGATGGTGTTGATAGTTATGACCTTGAGGGGCTTGGCGATATAGAAGGCGAGGGGCGGGTATCTATAGCTAACAATGGCACTCAATTAATGGTTTTGGTTCCCGGCGGAAAAGGTTATATTTTCACTGATTCGCCAGACACATTTACAGAAATAACAGACTCGGATTTTAGGGCGAACGGCGA